ATTATTTAGAAAAATTCCTGACCGAGATGGAACGATCCAGAATGAGGATTCGACCCGAAGGACTTTTAATAGGCCCAATGCTTCAAGAAGGTACGCCAACTCCAACAGTAAAAGCAATTTCCGAAGAAGATAAGTCTGCAATGGAGGCTGCAAAAATAGATGCAGAAGCCGCAAAGTTTGCAGTCGAGCACGCTAAAACCGCCGACGTTTCTGAAGATAGAACTTCTAGAATGATGCGTGCGACAAATGATTTACAGGCAATTAGGAACGCAAATCTTCAAAAGTATGAACAAACAATTTCTTCTATACGCAGTCCGCTTCAAATCTACATGGCGGAAATTGAAAGAATTACTAAACTAGAAGAAACTCAAGGAATGACTGTGGAGGCTGCATCAACAGCTTTAGGCATTGCTGGCGCAGCATACGCATCTGCTGCTGGAGATGCAGAAGATATGGCTTCACGAATACTTGCTGCAAATGAAAATGCCAATAAAGCAATTCCTGCAATGAGTCATTTGGCTCAAATGAGCAGCGATGCTGGAAACATTATAGCTTTAGGGTTTGAGGATGCGATTCTCAGCGGACAAAAACTGCAAGAAGTCATCAAAGGAATCGGGCGCGATTTGCTTCGTATGGTTTTTCAACAAACCATCACCGCTCCTCTCGCAAAAGGAATTGGTAATGTCATAGCTGGACTTCCGTTCATGGCTAACGGCGGCCCAGTCTCCGCCAACAGTCCTTACATCGTCGGCGAGCGTGGCCCAGAACTATTCGTGCCACACGCTAGCGGATCCATCGTTTCAAACTCCAACATGAATCAAGGTGGTGGTTCGGCTGGTTCCTCGATCAATGTGAACTACAACATCGCCGCCGGCGTCACGCGCAACGAACTCGCGCCGATCTTGGAGCAAGAACGTCGCCGACTTAAAGCCGAGATTCCAGACATGGTGCGCCGTGGCGGTGCGTATCGTTCAGCCTTCGCGTAAACATCATGGCAATCTCCTATCCACTCACGCCGCCCGCTGCGCTTGAAGCCTCGCGCCTGTCATTGACCGGACTCAGCGCAGTCTCGCGCAACGTCTCGCCATTCACGATGCAGGTGCAGCAGTACAACTGGCAAGGCCAAGGCTGGATTGGCACCGTGGATTGCCCGCCAATGACGCGCACCGCGGCAGAGCAAGTCGTGTCATTCCTGCTCATGGCCCAGCGCGGCACGTTCTATTTTCAAGACTTCGCAAACCCAACGCCACGCGGCAACGTGACCGGCACGCTCACCGTGTCCTCGGCTATGGCCAACGGCACGACGCTAGGAATCAGCGGCGCCACCGGCTCATTCGCTGCGGGCGATTGGCTGCAAATCTCGACTTCGCTTTACAAGGTCGTCCAAGTAAATTCGTCGTCATCGGTGGACGTGTTTCCAGTCCTGCGCTCATCGTACGCGGGCGGCACCGCGATCACTTACAACAACGCCAAGGGCGTGTTCCGCCTCGCCGAGCCTTCGACGCAATGGAGCATCGACACGGCCAAGTTTTACGGCGTGTCATTTAACGTGATGGAGGACGTCGCGCAATGAGCATCACGACCGCAGGACGTTCTCTCAGCAACGACATGACGACGCAGGTCAGCGCGTCGCAACTTTCTCCGATCATTCTCGCGTCGCTTGCTTTTCAGGCTCCGGTGAATCTTTGGAGTGGTTACGGCACGATCACCTACGCTGGCACCGGCTATCTCGGAATTGGCACGCTCGGCACGATCTCTCCAGTCGAGGAGACGACCGACCTCGCTGCGCGCGGTATTACGATGCAACTCTCAGGAGTGCCGACCGCTTTGATCGCCGTCGCACTCAGCGAGAACTATCAAGGCAAGGCGTGCTCGATAATGTTTGGCGCACTCGATTCCAGCGGCGCGCTTGTCTCGACTCCAATCACGATCTTCTCCGGTCGCATGGACGTCATGTCGATCAACGACGATGGACAGAACGCGACCATTGGCATGACTGCCGAAAACAAGCTCGTGGATTTTCGGCGTCCGCGCGAAGTGAGATACACGGACGAGGAGCAGAAAAACCTTTACTCGGGCGACAAGGGTTTGGAGTTCGTGAACTCAATCCAAGAAAAGGAAATTTACTGGGGCAACGCGAAGTTTTCAGCTCCGGTCGATGATAGCGGTGGCGGCAATTACGGCCCGACAACTTACGATTAACCATGCCGACACGCTGCGCCAACTGGCCGGAAGCTCTCGCCGCCTACATCGACCGCAAACGCAACGAGCCTTTCGCTTGGGGCGTGAACGATTGCTGCTTATTCGGAGCCGACTGGATTCAGCTTTGCACCGGACTCGACCCAGCGGCGACATTGCGCGGAACTTACGACCGCGCGCTTTCTGGCGTGCGCGTGCTGGAAAAACACGCTGGATTGATTGGAACTATTCAAGCACACATGGAACCTCTAGGCTTCAATCCAATCAGCCAAGGATTCGCGGCGCGCGGTGACATTGCGGTGCGCGATTGCGGCAACGGCGACACGATGGGAATCATGCTTGGTTCAACGGCAGCTTTCGTCGGCAAGGATGGACTTCAATTTGCTAACTTAAACGACGGCGTGGAAACGCGCTTCTGGAAAATCTAATCATGCCAGTCTTTGCTAATCCTTTCGTTTGGGTCGCGCTCATGAACGCTTTCAACAGCGTTGCAATCGCCACAGCGATCACGTACGTGCTAAACTTTGTTGCTATCACGGCAGCATCAATGGCCGCGTCTAAGCTACTCGCGCCAAAGGCTCCGAGCTACACCGACGCCTCGCTCTCTCAACGCTCGCAGATGGTTCGCTCACCAATCGCTGCGAGAAACATTATTTATGGTCGCTGCCGCGCATCTGGCACCGTGGTTTATATGTCCACAACCGGAAGCAAAAACGAGTATTTAAACATCGTTATCGCTCTAGCTGGCCACGAAATCCAAGAAATCGAGGAGGTATATTTCAACGACGACCTCGTTGGTCTTTCTGGAAACGCAGCAACGGGTTTTTATAGCGGAGTTGCAAATGTGTATAAGCATCTTGGAAGCACAACACAAGCGGCTGACTCTTTTCTTGTTAATGAAACCAGTACCTTGACGGACGGCAAGTGGACAACCGCACACACGCTTTACGGCATCGCTTACCTATACGTCCGCCTAACTTGGGACACCGAGAAATTTCCGAGCGGTATTCCGAACATCTCGGCAGTCATCAAAGGCAAGAAGGTACTCGATACGCGCACGAGCACGACGGCTTACTCGGCAAACGCCGCGCTTTGCTTACGCGACTATCTCACCGACTCTGCGCTCGGCATGGGATTAACCTCTGCCGAAGTGGATGACACGGCGATCACCGCAGCCGCGAACATCTGCGACGAGGACGTCGAGGTAAAGCCGATCACGGTTCCGGCGACCTACGAAAACCGATACGAGTGCAACGGCGTCATTGCCACGAGCGCGTCGCCAGACGAGAACATCGGCAAGCTCCTCTCGGCGATGGGCGGACTCATCGCCTACTCAGGCGGCAAAGTAGTTCCTTACGCTGGCGGCTATCGCATCCCAACGGTGACGCTCACTGAAAAACACTTCGTCGGCCCGCTGAACATCCAAACGCGCACGAGCGCGCGCGACCGCGTAAACTCGGTGAAGGGTGTTTACGTCAGCGAAAGCAACGGATGGCAAGTGTCCGACTTCCCGACGATCTCCTCAACGACCTACGTCGATAATGATAATGGCATACGCTATTACCGCGACGTGGTTCTGCCGTTCACGACCTCGTCATCCTGCGCTCAACGCTTGGCCGTCATCGAGCTGAGACGCGCGCGCGAGGAGATCACGTTCACCGCGCGCTTCCGCCTAGAGGCAATGCAAGTTCGCGCGGGCGACACGGTCATGATTACCAACGCAAAGCTCGGTTGGTCATCGAAGGTTTTCGAGGTGATGGAGTGGCACTTTGCAACGGACGGCAATCCGCCGCAGCTTTACATTGACATGACTCTGCGCGAAACCGCGTCGTCGGTTTACTCGTGGACGGTGTCCGACGAGGTTTATGTGGCCGACTCTCCGAACAC